TCGAGGTAGTTACAAAAACAATCCTTTATTACTTCCATGAGCGTGGTTGGAATAAAGTTAAATGGGGGAGAAAATAATGTTTGAATATTATGTAAAGAAAGTAACAAAGGTAGTTGATGGAGATACCATTGATGTCGATATTGATTTAGGGTTTGACATCTCTTTTAGTTCAAGAGTCAGGCTGGCTGGTATTGATACACCTGAGTCTCGTACAACAGACAAGGCTGAAAAGGCTTTAGGACTGGAAGCAAAGGCTTATTTAAAGGCTGCTATTGACAGTGCTAAGTCTGTAGTGATCAAGACAGAGAAGATGGACTCATCAGAAAAGTATGGTCGCATCCTTGGTTGGGTATACCTTGATGGGGATACCGTTTCAATCAATGACAAGATGATCAATGATGGCCATGCCTGGGGCTATATGGGAGAGACAAAGGTCAAAGATTTCGCTGCACTTGCAAAGGCCAGAAAGAAGTCTGGCAAGTGAGTGATGACTTTGATATTGTTGACAACCTAGTTTTAAATGGTGGCCTAGAGTTTGCAGGTAAAGACTCTGAGACTGGAGAGCCATTGTATAAGCCTACAGAGAGGCTTAAAGATATTGATGCTAGGCTTAGCGAGGACTTGTCTGCATATTTTTCAGAGGTAACTTTAAAACTTTGGGAAAAAGGTTTCCTTGACATGAATATAACAGAGAAAGATCCTTTGGTAAAGTTAGGACCAAAAGGCTTTGATGCTTTAGCCATAAAGTCTTTACCAAAAGATGAGAGAGTAGTCATTGAAGAAATAGTGAAGGCTCTTTTTAACAAAAACTGATATACTGGGTGTCTAGGAGTATTTATGAATAATTTTTATGGTGCTATTGGGACAACTCTAACTATCATTTTGCTATTATACATATACATCCTGAGAAATAATATAAGGAATAATCGGCAGCCTATAATTAGTCAGTCAATGTTGCAGCACCGATATAGCAATAGAAAAAATAATGCAAGAAGAATAAAGGTTAAAACTCAGGCAAACCTTCATTATGATAAAACAAACATAAAGGTTATTATTTTTGATAATGATGCGTACTGGATCAAGGACAATATTTTTTATAAAGCACCACTAGTTGATGAACTTATCGATAAGGAAGCAGCAGAACAAGTTGACACGATACACATGGATAAGGTACAATTAGACAAGATGTTATTCATAATGGATAAATTAAGAGAAGGGATTGGCAATGATAGTAGGAGTTCAGGGGACCAGTAGTTTTGATGACTACCAGATCTTCCTTAGATCTATGGCTGTTGCCTTATCTGAATTAACAGAAGAAGATAAAGAATTTTATCTATATTCTGCAGGACCAGAAAACATTAATATGATGGCCATGGAGTTTGTTAACTTATCAGAAAGAGGCTTAAAGTCTCGTGGTAAAAGTATTAAGTATAAGCCTGTCCCACATTGGTGGATTGAAACAAATATTTCAGAGTTAAATCATTTTGCTTTTTTATGTAAACCAAAAGAGCCAATGTCTAAACTTGTTCATTTTTCAAAACTAAACAACATCAATACAAATGTATATAATTTTTAAATAGAATATACATAAGCCAGTGCTTTGCACACAAACAGAACGGAAACACTATGAAGTTAATTAATTCTTTAGAGACTATGGAATCAATAGTCAACAAGAACAGACAACTGTCTTGGGATGGATGGACAGTAGTGGAAACATTTCCATCAGAGAAGGCATACTTTTCAAAGTTTGGCATTTATAAAAACAACAAATGGCAAATGAAAAAAGAGTTTGTTCCTTCTAATCTAGGTTGGGAAATTCCTGATAAGTATGTGATCTAATTGAATAAATTTAAATGGAAAGACAACGCTGTTTGTTTAGATTATGACACAAATTTATTCTTTGACAAATATGAAGATGATGAAATACTAAGGCCAGCAATAGATGCTTTATGCTTTTCCTGCCCAGTAAGAAAAGAATGTTTTTCTGTTGGAATTTCAGGTAAAGAGTGGGGTGTTTGGGGCGGGGTATACTTAGAAAATGGAGAGATATCAAAAGAATTCTCTAGCCACAAGAGTAAAAATGACTGGGGAATGACATGGCAATCATTAACAATGGAGTAATATGTACACAGACGCAATGAGAAGAGCATTTAGATCACTTCATGCTCCTAATAATTTTTCTTTACAGATTATAGATAATGATGACTTTATAACAGTAAAAGCAAAAGAAAAAGACTTTATGTCTTTAGAGACTGTGGAGTTAAAAAAGCAGGCTATTGAATATATGATTCGTGTAAAGAAGGCACTAGAGGATAACGGAGCAATTGTTCTTCTAGTTAGAGAGGGTGGCAAAGAACTATGATCCAGCCGATATTGTTAGTTATTTTATCAGTCACATCTACGGTATTAGGTTTTCTTTTTTACATTCAAAGAAAAAAGACTATACAGATAGTTGCCAATATGCTAGATTTTATGATGATCCAGGAAGCACAAAAACAAGAAACAAAAACAGAGCAAGAACAGTCTAATGAAGACTTTTTAAAATTTATTTCAGATTCTCGTGACTGGGCATACACCTATATAGACGAAGTGCAAGCATCTTTAAATAAGTTTATTAGTGATATTGAGCCAGAGATTAGTTATTTTAAAGAGTATGGGGATGTCGGATCTATGGCTCCCAACTACTACTCTATGAAAAAAATCACTGGAGCATATGAAGAACTAAAGAAACTGCTACCAGAAGACTATGGTAAAATAGATACATGATTAATGATCCATCAAACAAAGATGAAGTCTATTTAAAAAATGTTGAAAAAATAGGAAGTTCTTCAGAAAACATTCGATATATAGAAAATATCTTGTCTGAAGAAGAGCACACAGTTTTACTTGAGTATGTAAAGGCCCGTAAAGAATGGGTTCACGAGCCATGGGATGCCGAGACTGTTGGTCCAGACCAGATGCCACAAGACATTTTAAATATGTTAGAAAAAATATTTGTATTTGTTCAAAATACTGCCACAGATTTTTATGATGTAAAGATTAATGATTTTAAAAGGGACAACCTTGTTTTAATTAAGTTTCCACGGGGTCTTGTTTTATATCCACATATAGATACAGATTCAGTAGAATCAAATCACATTGCATCGATATACTATATTAATGACGACTATGTTGGCGGAGAGATAAACTTTCCAGATTACAATGTAAAGATTCATCCAAAGCCTAACAGTGTTGTTTTCTTTCCTGGCAATGAAAATTACTTACATGAAGTCCTTACGATTCGAAGTGGAGACCGATATAGCACATCTATGTGGTTTCAGTTTACTGGTTCTACTTTTAACAAAAATGCAGAATGGTATAAATAAAAATGACAATATCTGAATTAGGAAATTCTGTAGACAATATACAAATTACAGAAAATGTTTTATCTATAGAAGAGCATAGACAACTTCTTTATTATACAACCAATCTTGATTCTTGGGTTACTCAGCCTTGGGGTGTTAAATTTTTTAAAGATGGACTGCCAGAACAAATCATCAGTATATTAGAAAAAGTTTTTAGGATTGCCGATAAAAAATGCAGAGAAACCTACAATGTAAGTCTTAATGTTTTTGAAAGAAAAGAAGTACACCTGATTAAGTTTGAAAAAGGCTACAAGATGAATGAGCATGCAGATACTACGGGGGATTTTGCAGCAATATACTATATTAACGATGACTATGAAGGAGGAGAAATAAACTTTACAGATCATAATCTTAAGATTAAGCCAAAGTCTAATAGTCTTATTACATTTCCCAGCAATGAAAACTACTGGCACGAAGTTCTTGAAAATACTGTAAAAGAAAGATACTCCTCTACTCTATGGTTTACAATTGAAGGATCTAGCCGTGTAAGACCCGAAAGTGGACTGGTCAGATGATAAAATTCAAGCCATATGAGGATCGTGCATTTGATGCGTTCTATTCATGCAATGTATCTGAGTGTGAACTTGAAGCAGAAAAAATATACGGAACAGAGACATCGATTGTTGATGTTTGTTTAAATCATTATAAAGAATTATCAGAAAAAGGTTATCGATGAAAGATGTTATCTTGTCAACACTAACAGGTTTTGGATGTGGCGTAGTATTTGCCGCATTCAAATTACCAGTCCCAGCACCACCAGTTTTTGCGGGAGTCGCAGGAATTATTGGTCTATGGATTGGATTCACAGCACTAACAAAAATAATATCCTAGGAGGAAAATTATGAATGAACAAATTAAAAGAGCACTAGCGTCATATGGAAGATCAGTTCTTGGAGCAGCAACAGCAATGTATGCCTCTGGAGTGACAGATCCACAGACACTAGCATACTCACTACTTGGAGCACTTGTCCCCGTAGTATTGAGAGCAGCCAACCCTAATGACTTGGCATTTGGCAAGATGCCAGATGTTAAAGAGGTTGAGGTAGCACTAAAGACTGCTAAGGTAGTTAAGAAGGCACCAGCAAAGAAAACAGCAGTAAAAAAGAAGTAGTATAATAGATACTATTCCGCTATGAGACTTTAAAAGGTTTTACAACGGATGTTCCCTTGATGGGAAAGTTAGCAGGAGTTGAATCTTCGTGGCTAATAGACCTGAGCAGTCGTCTATAAACTGCTCATTTCTTATGCTATAATATTAATACCTGCCCAAATGGGGGGTAAATTAACTTATTCGCTTGAAAGGGGAATAAAATGGTAAAAACAGCATTGGATCTTTTTAATGATCCATTTTTCAATACCTTCTCAAATCTACAGAAGGTAACAACAACAACAAACTATCCACCTTATAACCAAATCAAACTAAATGATACAGAGTATATTCTTTCATTTGCTTTGGCTGGATTTTCTAAGGATGATGTCTCAGTATCGCTAGACAATCGCAAACTTACAATCAAGGGCGAAAAGCAGGATGCTGAGTTACCAGAGGGTGCAGAGTATCTACATAAGGGCATTGCTGCTCGTAAGTTTACTGATATCTTTACCCTTCCTGAGTTTGTTGAGGTGGTTGGGGCTGAGTTTAAGGATGGTATCTTAGATATCAAACTTGAGAAGCAGATCCCAGAAGACAAACTACCAAAAACAATCGCAATTAAGTAGTACAATATAAATGTCCCCACACAGGACCTTAGTGATGGATTAGTTACCCATTGGATAGAGACCGTGGCGCAAGTCAGGTGAATTGCCTGTGTGGGGCTTAATATTTCACGGTATAATATAAGCAATGACTGACAAAGAGTTAGACCATTATAACAAGCAAGAGTTTAAGAGGATGCTTGCCAAAATAAAGGAAGATTCTGGCTGTGTAGACTGTGGTGTTGGTAACCATATAATTCTAGACTTTGATCATATAAGAGACAAGAAATATAATATATCTAGAATGATCCATGATGGTTTTTCATGGAAGGCTATCAAGAAAGAGATTGAAAAGTGTGAGGTGGTTTGTGCTAACTGCCACAGGATCAGGACACACAACAGGCTTAACGGTATGATATAATTATATAATGCCAAAGAAAAAAGCAACAGCGTTTAATCCTATTCAGATTAAAGATGGATGGATTGTTAGACTATACAAAGATGGTCGTATTAAATCTAAGATTGAACCCTACGAACCAAAGCATCCTAAAAAATAAATTTATTTTGTAAGTTTGTATGAATAACGGAAACCAATTTTTCCTATATACTTTGACAATCCAGGATAGTATCCATCGAAAAACATTATGTATCTTGGGTGAGTAGAGCATATAAAAGCAAGTTTTTCAGCATTATTTTTATCTATAGTAAAAAACCAATCATAAAAATGTTTTATTAAAGCATCAAAACCATTTTCTGCAAGTTTACTTTCTACTGGAACATTGTATTTAACTAACTCACCAAGCATTATTGTTAGATCAGTTGCTTCTTTAGCCATTACAGACCAATCATCTTTAGAATATGTAGATAGTCTTTCTTTGCATGCCACAACATTCTGACTGTCTGGCTCTCCCACCATCAATTCTTTCCATAGATCCTTGCATGTTATTGTTTCCATGCAGTAATTATACACCACAAATGATTTGTACCCCTGGCAAGAATCGAACTTGCGACGCATGGCTTAGAAGTCCATCGTTCTGTCCACTGAACTACAGAGGTATTGTATCTCCAACGGAATTCGAATCCGTGTTGCTGCCGTGAAAGGGCAGAGTCCTAGGCCACTAGACGATGAAGACAGAGTACACCAGGTAGGACTTGAACCTACGATAACCGAATTATGAGTTCGGGGCCTTAACCAACTTGGCTACTGGTGCTAGACCTTATTTAATTAGTAAGCCAAAAAATGTACCAAGCAAAAAACATAGGATTCCGAAAGTCGAATAGTAATATGTTTTCATATGTTGATTAATAATGTAACGCTTTAGTTCTTTTGATATGTTATTTAATTCATCTTGATCTACCAATTATATATCTCCTAAATATTTTGAGATGCTTGGAACATAGACTGACCAATAATTTCTGATCTCAGAGCAGCCTGTTGTCTTTCAAATTTAGATAAGTGTGGCTTGGCCTGAACTCTTTTTTTATTTTTGTTTGCTCTTTTAATCTTATGCTGAGAAACTTTATTGTTTGATTTTTTCATTAGATCACTGGCTTTCTGCTACTTTGTCACAAGGACAAATTATGGACTCTGGGAGTTCGTGAACCTTGGTTACAATAGTAATCATGGTTTCACACTCAACACACTTATATACTTTCTTAATTCGTTTGCTCATAAACTAATCATACCATACTGAGGTATGTGTGTCAAGATTTGTTTCCATCCCAAGTCCCAATCTTTGTGGTAGGGATTCCGTGCTCTTCCCAAAGCCTAATAACATTTGGATTGTCATCTACGGCATGAAGAATATTCCAATGTTTCTTAATCTGAGTTAAGATATCTTTTTTTACTTCATAGTCTGGCCTATTGTCATCATCTTTACGCATGTACAGTGCGTGATGGCCGATGTCGTTTTTAGCAAGCCAGCGAGAGGTTAGTCCACGCCAATTTTCTTTTCTTGATGTGACAATTATAATGTGTCTTTGATCAAAGAATGCCTCATTAAGCATTTGAACTACTTCAAAGTTTGGCAGGGCATCGATAGAAGCCTCATGAAAGGCATCGTAATCCCTATTAGGACCACGAACAAGGTGAAGGTATGGATCTACATTGGCTAAGGTGCCATCTACATCAAAGATGACTCCTGGGGTTACAGGACTAGTTCTGATCAACATGATATGTCATAACAAAGTAGCATACGGCATAGCCCACTAGGAATGCTGGAATTAAAAAGAAAATGCTAATCATTCAAAGTCCACCTGTGTTTCAAAAATTTTAGTCATATAGTTATCCTCTCCTCTTGCAATTTTTGCAGCAGCAATACGCATACCTAAAGCATTTGTAACTGAAGAGTCAATTGGCAACGATTCTATTTCCCTTGCTATCTCTTCTCGTAATGTCATTTCATCTATACTCATACTTCAATTATACCCTACTTGGCAGGGTATGTCAAAACAAGTGATATAATAATCTTATGACAACACCACCAAACTATCAAGGACTATATAACAATGGAGCACTTTATGCCATTGGAGACACAGTTATTACTGATGGAGATCCATACGGTATTGACGGAGCGTACTTCATTCGAATTAGCAACCCTGGTAATCCAGGATATCCACCTGCAGTGGGTGGAGGAAGTAACGATAACTGGGCACCGTATGGTGTCAAGTCAGTAACTGGATCTGGATCTGTGACAGGATCAGGCGCAATAGCCTAATCTTTATCCCAGTAGGCTTTACCAAACTCATCAAGGTCATCCCAGCCTGAATCAGACATGTCAATCTTCATTTTTTCTAAACTTTTCTTCCACGCATCCATATCAATCATATAGTATGTTCCCCACCATTCGTAGGGTTTATTAAGATATTTCCACATAAAAGCATGGTACTTATATCTCCACCCATACTCTTCGTCTTCGTCCATATTCACACACTTAACAATATGGTTACCAGCAAACTCTCCACACATATTGCCTATCCATCGTAATGGCAGTATCTTAGTTCTTTGTGTCTTCGTTGAATGATTTATCATCTTTAGGTACCCAGACTTTCTTTCCATCTTTCCATACAGGCCAATAGCCAAGACTACGCCAGTCCATGGTCATTATCTTAGGATCTTTTGGCATTGACACACCAAATCTTTCCATCACTCATTGTTTGATGGGCATTCCAGAACCAATCGGATTCTTTGCTTAGGCTACATACTTCACATTGATCAACATTCATATCTTAATTATATCAGTCGGTGTTCTATGTGTCAAATTATAAAATAGATCTGCAACATGATGTTGAAAATGAATTCCTGGATGAGCATAGCCAGTTGTCTT